TCTTTATTGTATGATCCATCCAAAATATGTGCTTGAATTTCAACCACACAACTATCAATTAATTGATTATCATATAAATTCACGTTGAATGAATTGTTAGTGTCTTTGACTAATTCAAATCTATTTGAAGTATATCCAAAATCTCTTTGTTGTAAAGTAGATCCAATGATATTAGTAAAGGTAACCCAATATGGAAGATCAGCAGTGAGAGCAAGGGCATTTGATTGGAACTCACCTGCTTCATTAATTCTAAACATTGGGCGGTTTGTAAGACCAGCAGAAACACCAAGTTCTAAATTTGCTTTAGTTGTTGATAGATAAACTCTATCAGTGAAAAGACCATTATCATTATGATTTAATGATGTCTCTCCAGAATCGCCAAAAGTAACATCAGCAACACTAACATTTAATTGATTTGTGACACTAGATTGAATAGTATCTACTTCTCCAAAATTAAAAGCAGTTGTTGTAATTTGTAGAGTTTGAATGTCTTGATTGACAAAATACAATGTATCTTGATCTCCATTGGGAGTAAGTTCTGGCGCAATGTAGGTATCACCATCAACGTCTCTAACACCACCAAGAGAAGACCAAGATGATCCATTATAACCTTCAAACTGAGTAATGCTCGTATTATATCTAATAGATCCTTGGGAAGGAATACCTCTAGCTCCAGTTCCGCCAGATGGAATTACTAAAGATGTGGGAGCGTTAATAACGACTTTCTTATCTGCTGCTGGTTCAATATAAAGATCTTGACTTAATGAAGAAATATCATTATCTAAAATTTTTATTTCGTTGGAAATAATTAAAGGAACATTTTTTAAAGGTCCAATTCTAACATTATCAATTTCTGTGAAAATTAAGTCTCTAACTGCATTTTGCACCCACTGTAAACTAGCAGTTCCATTCGTAAATACTGCTCCTGTAGTATCATTTGGGGGTGTAGACGAAGAACCTGTTGATCCAGATGATGTAACTAAAAATAAATCATTTCGGTACTTTAAATATTCACCACTGATTACGCCCGTATTTGGAGACCATTCGGTAAAAAGTGGAAGTGCAGGATCTAAAGATCTAATTTTTTGTGTATATATAAATTCTAAAAATTCATTCGTTAATTTTAATGATGTTTGATCATCATTTACAAACCAAAGAGTATTATCATTCTTTCCTGTAGTTTCTTCGGCAACAATGTAAGTATTGCCATCAATATCCTTTACCCCACCAAGAGAAGACCAAATTGGATTATTTAAATCATCAGTACCTAAGTATCCTTCATATGAAGTGGTTTCGGTGTTGAAGCGAATTGTTCCCAGTGTAGATTGTGCTATGGAAGGTCTTTGACTAGTATTTCCAGCTGGAATCTGTAACCCACCGCCATAACATCTGATAATTCTTCCAGATGGAGATTCTAATTCTAGATTATTAGAAGATGTGGTATAAATTTTATTATTATCAATGAATAGATTTGTGTCTACTTGTAGTTTTTCAGTAGTTAAGTTTCTACCAAATAATGTTTGAGTAGAATCTGTATAAGTAAGATCACCACCACCAACATTCAAATTCGCATTAATAATAAATGTAGGGGAGGTTAAAGTTACGGAATTGGTGTTTGTAATATTTGGAGTATTAATAGAACCATTTACTAATATGGTGTTTGATTCCAAATCATTAATCAAACCAGTTTCTACAAATCCATTAGTTGCAGATAAATCTGAAATAGTTGTCGTTCCAGTTAATACATTAGATTGCAATAAATCTGAAATTTGAATATTGGAAACTGATAGTTGAAAATTTGAACCAAATGTTTTCGGGTTGTTTAAATTTATACCTAAAGTAGCGCCATCCCCAAGACCAGGAGCTTCCGCAGAATAGTAATATAATGTTGATGGAGTACTTTCATTTGGTTGAATATAATAATAGTCTCCTTCTCTATAAATTTGAGGAGACGTGTATTCTATTCCATTAAAACTAACATTAGCAATTCCAGTGGAAGATGCTGGAGACGACATTGTAATGTTTGTAGCACTATCTATACTTAAAATAATAGTTCCAGAAGGAAAAGATCCATTTCCAGAAACTATAGCAATTTCCATCCCTTCATATAATGAAGAAGTGTCGGAGAGAATTAATTCATCAGATCCTTGTGTAATAGTTACTCCATTTTCAGACACAGATGTATTTGATCCATCTGGAGTTGTTGATAAATAGAACCCATATGGATTTGCAGATGTACTGGTGTAGTCAAAAGAATACAGACTATCCTTGTAAAGAGATAGACTTGGTGTTATTGTTCCATCAATAGAATATCTTAGATTGACAACTGGATCCCCAGAAGCAGTGTAATTATTACCAGATGGAAGATATACAATAGGTAGACCGTTTCCAAAAACGGATCCAGAACCAATATTAATGTCTAATGTAGTAATATTAGATCCAGATGTATTAATTCTGATAATAGGATATGGTCCAATACTAGCACCACTATCTTGAAATTCTCCTCCAACTGAAAATAATGAAGCTGATTGAGAACCAATATTCAATGATTGAATATTTAATACTTCTAATTTATTTTCTATAGGTTGAATTAGATCTAAAGAATTTACTCCAAGAACATCTCCAATTTCATAACCAGAACCTCCATTGTTTATAGCAAAAGAAGTTACAATTCCAATATCTGTTAGACTGAAAGAAAATCCACTACTTGTTGCTTTTAAATATGGTTGTTGAAAAGTTACTGTGGTTGTTCCAGATGATGTCAAAGGTTGACTAATAATAATAGTATTTGTATCTCTATCAATGCTTGTAATAAAAGTATCAGCTGGAACAAAACTTCCAGTTACAGAGCTAAAATCTAAAATACCATCAGTACTATCAACTACAAATGTATCAGTAGAATTAGAATTTATACTTTTAGATAAATTTCCAACTAACGTGAGATTATTACCAATTTGATAATTTTTATCACCATCACTTGTAATAGAAAAATTTAAAATCTGACCAGGATTGTTATTAATAGTAAATTCAAATCCACTACCGCCCGAGAGATCTGAAGTTGATAAAATTGTTCCAAATGTATAATCTCTTCCTTGATCGGTGAAAGCTACAACTGTTACCTCGCCGCCAACTACTTGTACCTCACCCGCAGCAAGTGATCCAGTGCCAGAAATAACAGTAAAATTAACTGGAAAAACACCATCAGTGTATCCACTACCAGGATCTGTAATTGTCCCTGAAATATTTTCTACATCAAATGAACACGTAGCACCAACACCATTGCCTCCGACTAATAAAGCATCAGTAAATGTGCCTGCTTCATAGTTAGCACCTGTTGATAATGTTCCAACAAGACCTTCAACTGTTAAGTCTGCAGTAGCTCCAAAACCAAAACCCCCTGATAGAGAGACATCTGTATATGTTCCTTGATCGTAATTTTGACCACTATTTGAAATAGAAGAACCTGATGTTGTTAAAGATTTTTGTACTGATCTAAACGTTTTAAAAAATTCAATATTATCGGAAAAATATGCAACATCTCCATTAGCAGTAATTGCAAAAGTATTTGCTTCTGGTTTATAAACACCTAAAGTATTTTGAGATGTAAAAGATAGTGATGGTAATAATACAGTACCATCTCCTAGTTTAATATTACCAGCTGCCAAATCAGTATCGCCTGCACCAACTTGGTCAAACAAATCCTGAGCAATTTGATTAATTACTTGCCTTTGTTTTTCAAAGGTATCTGTTTTCGCAACGGATCTAAGAACTGCCATTTCGTACTATCTCTTTTAGGAGTTGTTTGATTTCAGATATTTCTTCCTTCAATGTATTTATGTCACTCTTCATTGTCAAAATCGTGTGTGACGCTGATTTTTTGGGGGGCAAACTTGAATTTAATATTGCCCCCGTATCTGGATCTCTAAGAAGATTAGAATGCCCTTCAACTTTTATCATGATGAAGCAACTACCCTTACATCTTGAATTTTAGGAACATATGAAGGATCATCGGTTTTCATAGAAATTTTTACGCCAAATGATGTGAAATCATCTAGATTATCCACCGTATATCTAAATTCTTGATATGCAGACTGCTCTTCTTTTTGGGCAGAAATAGTATTCTGTGGAGTAGCTAGTTTTGGATTATCTTCATATCCTGTTCCATTAAACAGAATCCATTCGATATCATCAAATTTTTTCTGTACAGAAGTAGTTTTTGTTTTGTATAGCAATTGAATATTTTCACTATTTGTTACATTAGCAGTAACAATAACATCAATGGATGTTGCTGGTTGAAGCAACGTAATCTCTTTTGTAATATACTTAGCAATTGAAGAAGTATCCCTAATACTATCTTCGGAAACAAAATCAATGCCGTTTGAAAACTCCATGGTTTTGATTTCATAATATCTTTCACTTCCTGCAGTTAAGTTAGACCAAGAAACTAGATCTCCAGTTCTAAAAATATCTGGGGATTGATCTGCAACTTGCTGAGTCCTGATGAAAGATCCAACAGTGCTGGCAGTAGAATAATCAGAATTGATTGGTTGTTTATCATTCTCAAGAGTCAGCGTCTGGGAAGGAATATCCCAGATATAAACAGTTCCGTTGATTAGATTATCATATTTTTCAGTAGTATCAGAAGGATTGACTGCAGTAACTAATTGACCGAATGAAAAATCAGGATTTTGTTTGATTGGTCCTGCAGAACTTACCCTAACAGTTTTATCTATTAAATTACCATCCGATTGTGATTGCAATGAGAAAAATAATTGTTCATCTGCTTTAAAGACATTGTTGTTTTTGACCTTAATAAAAACTGAGTTGTCAGAAACTCTATATCTAACAACTTCACCACGAGATCCAGATGCATCAATTCCTAAAGAAGCATTGCCAATACCTTCTACAGTTTGTCCAACACTAACTACAATAGGATTGGAGTTATCATCAGTATTTCCTTCAAGTGTCAACCGATATACGGGATAGAACTTGATAACCTGATATCTCTTACCATATCTGTTTTCCTTGCCACTGGCATTCTCAATTCTATTGGAAGAAAGTTTGATTGAAGATGTATTCAAGTCAATGAGTGGAGACAACCATGATTTATTAGAAGATAGAGTCAATCTGTAAACTAGGCTGTTTCCTAGACCATTGAGAAGGGTATTAATATCAGATGCCACCAGTTTTTGATTGATGAAGAATTGCTCCTCGTTAAGGAATGTTTTTTCAAAATCTGAGACTGAGTATGAATTATAGTTTTGAGTAGTGGAATCAATGGGAATTATATTTGTAGTCTTGACAGACGTATCAATATTTGTTGATGGTGATTGAATATAAGAGAACTGGGCAAGAATTCTTTCATATTTTTTGTTAACAGCAATTAAACCGTCTGTTCCTCCACCAGATAAAGTATCTGCTGCTCTACCAATACCAGAAATACAGAATGTATCAACACCGCAGTTTGAAACTTTAAACAATGTTGTGTTTAATGCTCCCTGAGTAAATCCTGCCGTAGTATCAAGATTCTTGAAGAACACATATGACTTATTATCTTCAAATCCATGGTTCTTATGATTGACCTTAATAATATTGTTATTATTCTTAAACAACTCGGATGTTGCATTAGCATTTGCAAATGCATAGGTTTCTAGAGGATCGTTTGCCATCTTCTCATAACCAAGTGATTTGTTAGTAATATCAATGTTTGCCGTTTTTGAAATATCAAATTCTGCACGATACAAAGTAAATTTAATATCTTCAAATAAATCTTCAACCCATGTTCCAGTATTCTGTGATTTGTATACTGAACCTAGTGATGGATTTGTGGTAACCGTTGTATTTGTTGCAATTTCAGTTTCTCCAAGTTTGGAAGCCCAGATTGAATAATCTTGAGAATCTGTTTCAACAACTAGTGCATACTCTGTATTATTCTGTAAATATACAGGATAATCAAACTCAAAGTTTGTTGGAGTAGTTGAGTCAATTACACCAATTGTATCTGTCGCAATACCCATTCTAACTGCTGGTTCTGTAATTTCAATTTCAGTCTCTAATACAGCACCTCCATTTCCTAAACCAGTTCCTCTAATAACAATAGAAGGTGGTTCTGTGTATCCTCTTCCAGATAAAGTAATTGTAGAGTTGTAAATAAGACCACCAGATACACTTACTGTACCAGTTGCATTACTGCCACCAGGAAGACTTGGAGACTCAATTGTAATTGTTGCTGAATCATAATTAGCACCAGCATTTACAACTTTTAAAGCGGAAACAACTCCAGAGTCTTTTGCAATTCTTGCAATAATATCGGTATTATTTGCATTGTTGAATGTAATAATTGAAAGTAATCTTAATCTTTCATCTGGAATAAATGATATACCATTATTGTTTGAAAGAATAAAAGTATATACTTGCTCATTAGTCAAAACAATTTCATTATCTTCAGAAATAGAAAGTTCATTATTGTTCTTATCTAATACTTTTAATAATGGTCCAGATGCATTACTATTTTCACCTGAAATAGTTTCACCTGCCAACACGGTAACCGTAGCAGACACATAAACCCTCAAATATGTGTATGGTTCCATAACTACTTCAGTTCCTGGAATAACATTTTTGCCAGGTTTTTCTGAATCTACATCGGTGAGATATACACGAAGAGGAATAGTGTCACTTTTCTTGGAAACAAATAAATCTACGCCAGTGACAAATACACCACCTTCAAAGTTTTCTACTTTAAATGTCTGTGCAAGTGGGTTTGGTTTTTGTTCTTGATCTGTATTGTTTGATACTAACTGAGTACCTTCATTAGACTTGAAGAATGCTGGTTTAGTAGATATAATAGAAGAAGGATTTTCTGGTAGCAAACCAGAAGCATAGAATTTAGTTTCAGCAAAAGTTTCTACAACTGACTTATCAGCATTAGTGCTGCTTGAAGTAAATCTGAGAGTCTTTTCTCCAGTCGTAATTTTAACTTCTTCAGAACTAGCATCATAAGTTACTGTTTCTACATCTCCAGTCCACTGAGATGAAGCTCTAGGAGATTTTCCAGCAGGGATTAGAACTATGCCACTAGCATTGCCGTTAGCATCAGTAATAATAGGAGCATTGAATGTAGAAAGTGAATTTCCAGCAATACCAGTAAATCTGATATCAGGAACTACCCATCTGTTAATTTTCTTTCCTTCTAAGAAAACAAATACTTCAGTCTTTGGTTTTAGTCTGCGAATAACAAACTTAACAGGAATGCTACGTGCAAAATATTGAAGAGAACTTACAACAGATTTACCACGACTTGTTCTAACAGAAACTCCTTTTGGAGTTTCATTATTTTGAGGACTAATGTTAGAAGAACTAGAAGTAGATGCAGATACTACTTTCTCCTCAATTATTTCATCGTTGGTTTTTGATAGAGGATTGATATTATAGAATGATCTTTCGGAACCATTCCAAGTGACTAAGAATGAATTATAAATGCTACTAAAAGCAGATGATACATCTGACTTAGCAAGGAATGGGACGAATAGATTTGTATTGTTATCAGTAACTAAAGGAACAGTACTTCTGTCATACCAAGAATCAACATTAGGATTGATTGAAAGATCACCAACATACTGAAGAACAACAAATGGATTTGGATTGATTGTCTTAGTTGCGAAATTATTTCCCAATAGTCTTTGACTAATATATGGTAATGTAACAACACCATTATTGTTTACATATCCAGAAACTCTTCTTTGATCCTCTCTAGTATTGATCTCTTTTACTAGTAAACTATCTTCACTTACTTGGGGTCTCAATACAGATTGTTCTGTATCAATAGAACAAGCATGATCAATAGACTTAATGTCTCCTTTATGAGTTTCAAAATTATCAACATAGAAACCGCACTTAAATCTGTCTAGACCAATTTCATCTTTAACTTGCATGTTTAATGCTTGTTGTTCAAGAATACTCAATGATGTATAGTATTCGAGTCTTTCAATTCTTTGCTTCAACTTACCAATGTCTTTCATTGTGTAACGCTTATTCTCTACTGGAATAATACGAACATCTCTAAAGCTATTGGTATAAGCAGGAACGTAAAAATAATAAAGAGGAATAGAATCACTAATTGTTTCGGGTCTTGATGGGTTTAATGAAGAGTTGCCTTTCTTTATAATAAAGTTTCCCTGAGTATTTAAAAATACTCCATCAATTCTATCGAGATACTGTTGTTTGTTGTACTTAATTGTCCATGCTAAGTTAGAATCATCTGCAGGAGTGCTAGATGGAATACCTGATGTTCCACTGAATGATAGATACTCATTTTGCGCTAGGAATGAATTGTCCTGATAACCAGGAAGAATATTGGTGTTGTCAACTTTAGGTCTAAAATCAATAACATCCTTGAGAGAAACCAGACCACTAACAGACGAATTGAAAGTTGGAATTTGATTCTCTGTAACACCTGCTTCATGTAAATAAGAATCAATTGTGCAGAAGTCTCCTTGTGAGTGCTCGAAATAATCAAACGCAATGATTAACTGTCCCGTGGGAGCAGAAACTCCTGGTTTTAAAACTAGTCTTGCGGTGTCATAGAATGTATCTCTTTGACCATTATCAAAGTTATACTTATCTGTTACATCAACACCAGATACTAGGTTGCCGCCAGCATCGATAGTAGGGGGTGCAGAAACAGAACCCTCGTAAACATATCTGAGATTATATACATCAGAATATGAAACAATTTGAATAGTCTCGCCACCATTCTCTTGTCCTCTAAATGGAACAATAGTTGTTCCACCAGACTGAACAATAATTTGCTTATTTTTAACGGCAGTCTTAAGTCTTGGTTTTGCTTTAGATACTTGAAGTGTAGCAGATAATTTTAATGTTGGGAAGTTAATAGAAGGAACTTCAAATGTAGGATCTCCTACTTGGGGATTAGCAACTCTATACTCTAGTGCTTCTTTAATTTGATCAATATTACCAAAATAATTTTCTGGGAAGTTGATTATAACACTACCCGCAGTCAAATTACTATCAGACTGCTCAATAGTTACAAATGATGGATCAACATAGATTACATCACCTTTCTTTAGTGTTCCTTGAAATGGAAGTAGATTTGGATTTCCACCAACTGTTGTAGGATTTTCTGAACCATGAATTGCAACACCAGGATCAAGAACAGTAATCAAGAAGTTTTCTTGAGAGAACTCAGCAAATCTCTGTGTTCCAAAAGGAAGTTGTGCAGCAAATGTCAAGTTGCCACTACCAGAAGATGCAGTTGTAATAAAGTCTCTTCTGAAGTAATACGTGATTTTAGAATCTTCCGATGAATCAATAAGTGACTTAATTTGCTTATCTCCTGTTGGAAATACAAGAGTTCCTACAGAATTTTCTACAAGTGGTTGCTGTTTTACTACAGACGCATTAACAACATCTGCTTGCAGAGTACGATCTAAGTATATTCTTGATCTCTTAACACCATCAGGTCTAGTTGCATACTGAACAACATACTTAAATACATCACCATTAACATCGGAAAACTGAACAATATCACCTTGGACGAGGTTTCTAGATGCATCACCATTGAAACCATTACACTCAATAAACTTGTATCCTTTGGTTCCAGAGAATGTAAAGTCGGTGATAGAAGTAGTTGTAGTATAACCAGTTCTTTCTAGTTCGATATCAGCAGAGAACTTGTTCTTTTTACCAGAACCAAAAGCAGAATAAAGAGATTTAATATTTGCTGGTGAATATGTATATACTGTATTTCTGAACAGAACTGGTTTGATAATCGCTTCATTAATTGGAGTTTCAAGACCAGTAATTTCTACAGTAGGAGGTTGGGAGAATGTCTGTGTAACTGCATTTCTATCTTTAATGTATACTCTAGAAATAGCACCAGACCCTTGAATTGACATGTCAATGGCACTTCTAGGATATGAGATACCATCAAGAACTATAACAGGATTACCACTGTTGTAAGAATCTCCACGCTTGGTGCAAATAAAGTGCGAGACAGTGTTCTCGGCAGCAATTTTAAGTGTGCCTCCATCTTCTCCAATAATAGTTTCTCCAGGAGAGAACACACCAGATATCATGGAGACAAATAGTTTGTTGATAGATGAATAAGTTGCATCTGTGCCGCCTTCAATAACAGCAACTGCTCTACTAACAGCACCATAGATATATTTACCAGGAGTAAACTCTTCACCGACAATACTCTCTTCTAGAATAATACGAGTGAAGAATTCTGGAGCAAAAAACGAGAAATCAAAGATAGAATTATACTTCTCAATTCCACCAGAAAGTTTGCCCTTAGAAACAATTTTATCAGTATCGTAATTGAAACCTGAACTTACTTCTTTAAGTGCGATGTTCTTTGGTTTTACTAGACCAACGACAGGAGTAATGGTTTCGTTATAATCTTTAATTTCAAATATAGGACTATTTCTTGTTTGAACTCCAACTTCAGATTTATACAGTTCACGAATCAAGTTAATAGAATCGGTAAGATCATAATCAACCATGTATACATCTAGTTCACCGCGATTACCTTTTACGGTGAGTTCTAGATATGTTGCTGTTCCTACACCATCAATTTCAGGTCTTTTGACCTTTGACATTGCTAGAACATCAACATATGAATAGGTATTGGTGTTTCCAGAATCAGAACGAGTCTTAATAAACCAAAGTCTAGAAAAAGTAGACTTTAACGTAGCATCTGTAAAAGAATCTGGGTTGAATGTTGGATCTACAATAGAAACATAGATGGTTTTAATCCCATCAGTTACATCAAATCCACTACCGCGACGATTTGTTGTTTGCTTAACATCAGAATCTTCCTCGGTATCATTCTGACCAACAGAACCATCGTTATATACAGAATTCAAAAATACAGTTGGGTATGCATTCAGTTCTGCCCCTTCTGAGTTAAGAGGAGTAGTTCCATATACGTTAGTGATGAAAAATGATGTAAGACCAGATGTCTTCAGGGTTTGATTTTCTCTCTTGAGAGTATCTCTTGATTTATCAATTTCTAGATACTTAGTTTCTTTATTCTTTACTTCGTACCCTTTTACATATGCTTTACCAGATCCAATTGTTGCCAATAATTTTGCTTCAGCAGCAGATTCTGATAAACCGTTAACAAGACCAGAATCATCCTTAGAATAGAAACCTAAATTATTATTCTGCTGATAATACTCTCTAACCTGAACGGGAAATTCTTCAACTACATAATCACCCGACTCATCAAATGTTTTTCTAGCAAGAACAGATTCTACTAAAGAAAAATCATTTGCTTTTAATTGCTTTTCAATAACACCATTCTTAATTGACAACAGTTGAATAAAATTCCTGTCGGTTAATTGGAAATATTCATATCTGATTAATTCAAGATCAATTTTTAAACGATGTGCTCCAGGAGCAGAGAAGTTAGAGTAACCTCTTGCATTATCATATAGAGATGCATCTTGTTCTGGAGTAACAATAGTTTCTGAAATTTTAAATCCAATCTTTGCAGATGGCAAATCATAATACTTATTAATAATAAGTAATTGTTGGGAGTTTCTAACAAAGTATCCATTAACAAAATAAATTCCTTCCTCTGCTTTAACAGCAGAAGCGTAACCCATAGCAGGACTATCTAAAAATGTCTGTGTATTGGTGTCAGGATCGGTTACAGCGATCGTTGTTGGTAAAGATACTCCATCAGTACCAACGACTAATAGAGGGGAGTTAATGCCTCCCACAACCTCAAGTGTTTCGCCTTGTCTAAATCTTTCTTCGTCACCAGAAGCACCACTATCCAAATAGTTGACGTAGATAGTGTCGGATTCAGTATCAGAACCATATTCAGCAGCAACAACTGAAGCAATAACGCTAGAAGAGATCCCTTGTACTTTTAAACCAACAAGACCTTTAATGTCAAATTTTTGGTATGTAATATTACCATCAGCATCAGAAACTGCAATTTCTGATACAGAAGATAGTTTTACGTAGTTAAGTCTATTATTAAGACCTACTTCTCCTGGCACAACAAGATCGCCTTGCTTGAAGACGTTCCTGCCGAAGTTTTCTAATTGAGTCTGCAGTACAGACTGGAGGGTGGTTAACTCTCTAGCTTGTACTGCATACCCAGGTCGAAATAAGACCTTATAGAAATTTTTCTGAGGATCAAAGTCTTCAAAGTAAGGCGATGCGTTTAAGTTAGTATTCTGAGGCATTGTATATTACTAACGTTCTGATTTTCCTAACGTTATTTAGGAGATCAGAACTCAATTACCAACTTAATATCTTCAATTTGGTCAGGAGCACGAGTGATTAGTCTTCTGTTCTCAACATAGATTAGATCACCAGAGTTTGGCTCGATCTCTGGAAGACCAATACCGCTGCTGAACCCAATACCAGCAACCGTACCATTCTCATCTGCTTTTACAGTTGAAGCAGCAAGAGACTGACCACCAACAATATTTGCACCAGCTTCAAATGGTCTTACAATACCGCTGTCTGCATGTAGTTCTGGGTTTTGGAAATACTTGAGAGTTCCAACGCCGTTGTCATCTACAGAATATGAAACTACGGTTCCAATAGCTGTTCCACCGCCAGCGAGTGATTGTGTAATTGGTTCGTCAACAATGTACTCAGTAGCACTACCAGGAGTAACTCTTACAGCATATAGACCGTTTAGAGTATCTAGTGTTGCAAAGCTTGTGGTTCCCCATGCATATGGATCCTTTAGGATACCGATTCTACGGAAATCGTTATCAACTGGGAAGTCTCCGTTGCCCTCAGCATACTCAAGGCGAATGTTTGTCATAACGCGCTTAGCGTTCAACTCAAGTTCCATGTCGGAACCATGACCACCTTGAGGAGGAATAACTACTTCAAGAGCACCTAGAGTAACAGCAGAGAAACCAGTCACTGCAGTTGTTAGACCTGAATCAGTGAACAGACCGTACTTGTTACCAGCAATGGTGACACCGTTCTCTAGGAATACACTGCCGTAAGTGTAACCAGCACCTCTATCAATGATTCGTGTAGATGCAATTGCACCACCAGAAACTACAATTCTAACAACTGCTTCTGTACCAGAAACTTGACCATCTCCAACAATAGGAGCATAGTAGGTTCCGTTGGTTTGACCAGCACCGAGTTGCTCTACAAGAACAACGTCGATAGCACCATCAACTGCTGCTTGCTCTGTGGTGTAACGAGTGTTTGCAGGGTTGCTAATCGAAGGAACGATTGGCATGAAGTTAGTTGAGAGGAAGCGTAGAACGTCTCCAGTTGGAATGGTGAAGAGATACTTCCAGATGTAACCAGAACCAGTAGCAGCGACAACCTTGGTTGCTGCTTCGTGGAAGAATTCACCGTCGAATGTTCCTTGACCAGCAGAAGGAGTTGTCTTTGGTTCGTAAACAGGGTTTGGAGATGTAATGCCAGGGAACTCTCCGTTATAGATGCACTTGAATACTTCGTAGTTTGAGTTGATTACGTAGTACTTGGCAGCAGCAAGACTCGTTGCACCAGTAACACCCAGTTTACCAACTAAACCTGTATCAGTTGGAGCATAATCTGGCTTGTACATGTCAAAACGTGGTTCTGCAGCAAGCAAGTTCCAGTCGAAACGAGTAATTACAGCACGAGCGAATTCATCGGTGATACGCTTTGCTGAAATAATCTCGTCATACACACCATACTTTTCGTTTTGGTTGTCGATTGGTGCTGGAGGTGCATCTTCGGTAGCATAGCGATATACTCCAGTATTTGCTTCTGCTCCTGTATCTGCTGTTCCATTAAATCCAGCGAGAGTAGAACCAGGAAGTGGTGCAGAGTTAACTGCAGGTGATGCGGTGCCGCTAACGTTGCTTAGAACTAGAGAATTTTCATATGCCGCAACAATAGTCGCTTTGAATGGCGAGTTGGCATATGTGTAAGTACCATTGCCATCTTCAGCAACATATACAAAGTCGCTTGTGTTAAATGCAGTGGCATTTTGACCAAAAATTTCTAGATAAGCATCCCATCCTTGAGGGCGACCGACAAAGAAGTACATACGACTTCTTTCGGCAGATGCATCACTAGGTCCTTCGGAAAGAGACTCTAGGAATTGTTTCGCATTAAAAATTCTAAATTTATCTGAGATTAGTGCAGGCATTGATTTTTCTCTAGAACGTTAATTATCTGATTTATTTATATTTATTTATACGGCAATTAGGGCGGAGAGTATTGAATCAATTCATTGCCAATACTCAATGTAGATGATCCACTAACAACATAACCAGTAAAAGTTGATTGTAGACCACTACCAACTGCAGGGGTAAATTTAGAGTCATACTTAATTATACTACCATTAGAAGATAGTAACCATCCAGAATCATAAAAGTTTCTAGATCCCAAAACATTTATAGTAGTAGGG